CATAATACGCACTTTAAAAAATAGAATTGAGTTTGACTTCAGCGCGTTCAGGAACTGGCGCATCCAGTGCGCGCGGTTTGCAAAATACGTTTAGATTCATGTTGTCTTTTGTCAGCTTGAGCAAGCAATCATCATAGTGAGCATATTTGATATCGTTGGCCGCGAGAAACGTATCATCAAAATAATACGTTCCGTCTGGTGTTTTGGCTTCGAGCGTAATAAAGAACTTGAAACCGTTTGGCCCTCTCTTTGTTGTATGGCCCGTGTAGTACAAGTTTTGAATATCATATAGGCCGAGCATCGAGCGAAGACCATCTAAACGCCCAGAACCAGATGGACTATCGGTACGACCAGCAGCCGTATTGCTATTCCCACCATCAGATAAAGAAGAATTAGACGAAGAATCCGCTTTATTGCTGACACTGGACGATTGAGGAACGCTAGATTGAGTCGAGTTCGCTTGCGCGTCCTGAATCTCCGAAGAAGAACCAAAAACCAGACGGGATAAACCATACGTTAAGTATCCTATGCCTAAAATGATAATTAGAAAAACCGCAATGAGTGCCGGATTTTTCGCTAACACATTGAGAGCGCCAGAGGCACGAGCAATACCCGTCGCTGTTGACTTGTAGAGCAAGAACGCATCAAGCGGTATTTTTTTCTTGGTAAGATTAGGGTCTTTGCCCTTGGGGATTACTGGCGTTGATGTGTTTTTAGCGTGCTTATAGATGTAAGGCTTGCGTTTTGCCCAAAAGAATTGGTCACGGCCTTTATGGAAAAAACATTGCTCAGCCGGTGCGCGGATTGCTGAATCAATTTGACCCCAATCAGGCGATAACAACTCAATATCCCAGTTATATTTTCTATGACGCTGAAAACCTTCATTAAAAGAAAATGGGTAGATTATGCGGCCTTGGTCGTCATATTCTGCTCGACCTCGGTCGTCAGTCTCAGACGGGTCTAAATTAGTCATATCAGCAGGCGTATAGCGAGAGTAAAAAAACGATTCGTAATCCTTGGGAAGTTTTGGCAAGAATTCAGACAAAGGACGATAAAATACTTTATCCATCCTGAACCCAATGTTTTTAGAGAAGATGTCCTGACACTCATCAATAACAATCAGTGCCCCAAGCGGACACCAACAGAAAAAATGTTGCCAGAGTTCAATCCCTTCCGCATCCCTTGAGAAGATACGAATAAGGCGAGTAGTAGACGGAAACTCTATATCAAGACGCTTCTGAATAGCATCAAGCGGTTGCATGCCCTCAATGTTCGTAACAACAACGCGCCCCGCCTTTAGTGCCTCAAAAATAACAAAGTAAGCAGCATAAGCGGACTTATAAGAGCCATTAGCACCCGTTCTAATCGTGATAGCCATCGTTAAAACCTCGATACCGAAATAACAAACGCAGTGGTAAAGCCTGTAAATATAATGTTTATCGCTTGCGGTATTTTAAATAAGAAAGCATAAAAGCGTAATTCATCAGGCAGAGCATTAAACGTTAATATGATGATTTGAGTGAATCCAATATCATTTAATAAATATGAGGCCGTCTTATAGGCAAAGACCAAAGAATAAAGCATCCATTTAAATTTCAACTTAATATAATAAGCATTAATAAAAATGGTTAGTTGCTCGAAATAATCTGGAATGTTCAAAAAGAAATCAATGATAGTCTGAAAGAAATCACCGATTGACTGAACGATTAATAATAATGATTCCATTACTTACGACTCCCTAAAATTGCTTTAACTGCGATAATTGCTGCAACAAATAAAATAACAGCGGCAATTAAATTTGCTTGGTCAATAAAAGCGGGTAATACGCCGGACTTTAAATTTAATTGTTTGCCATTGGGTAATACAAAATCTAGTGAATGCTCTTTATATTGACCGCTGTTTAATTGTGATACATCAAAGCTAAATATCTTTTTAAACTCATCAATTTGTTGCTCATATTGCTGCTTTAACTCTTCAGTATCAGCAAGAACGGACTCAAGCAAATCAGGCTTATAAAGGCCAACAGCATCAAAATCAACTTTTCCTTTGAACTCACGACTAACATAAGAGCCAGTGGAGAGCGCATCATTGAGGCTGTCAATACCTTGACCTAGAGAGTTTAAACCACCTTTAAGCTCAGTAGTTTGATTGTTAAGCGCATTGATTACACCAGAATTATCACCGCCACCATCACCACCGCCAGAACTACCAACAGCCGAGATTAGTTCGTCCATTTTTCTAGCAAAGAAATTAGTTTGTGAATTGTGGTTATTATCTAACGAGTTTTTTATATTATCCAATCGACCCGTCATTGTTTGAATATTGTTATTTAATATATAAGAGTTAGGAACCAATGAATTATCAATAGAGTTTTTTATCGATGTAACATCAACAGAGCCGCCAGAATTATTATTAATACTATGAAGAGTAGACAAAATAGAATGCAGTGTTTCGGAATAATTGGGAGTATTCTTATTAGCCATATTAGAAAGTATATTTGATTGACCGCGAGAAACATCAATTAAGTCAGCAAGTAAAGGTGAAATTATATGAGTGGATTTAGCCACCTCAGCATTCATATAAGCACCAATTCGTAAAGCCTTTGCTAATTGTGCGGATGATGAATCAAGACCGGAGATAACACCGGGCATAACTGCAAGTTGACCATCTATAACGTGATTATAATGCGGGTCGGTAGGGTCAGGGTCAGGATTAGAACCGCCGTTGTCAGTACAAGTACCGTTAGCGTCACAAGTACCATTAGTATCATCAGAGCCAGTACAGGTATCGCCAGTTGTCACAAAATAGCCCGTACAATATTGAAGTTTATCAGAACACGTCCAAGTATTTTGCCCCTCGATACCCTCCTCAGCTCTACAACCATTAACACAAGCAGAAGCAATACGAGCAGTGCCAAGCGGCCATTTTAAAGACGGAGTATTTCCAATTGGGCAAACAGCAGCATAAGACGCAACGGAAGTCAGGAACGCGAGCAGTAAGAAGAGAATGAAAAGAGCGGTATTGATTGCGCTACGCATGTAACCCCCCAGAAGTAAGAAAAAACGCCCCCAATCAGGAGGCGTTGATACCAGTGTAGACCCCGTAAACGAAAGCCCCACCAGTAGACAAAGCAATAAGAACAGTGATGACGTCCGAAACGAGTTCTAACATGTTATTTCATTGCACCTACAATCATGCGCAGACCAAAGCCAACGGCAGCCATTGTAATTAAGCCAACAACAACAAGGCTGTAGTTTGACTGGCCAGAAGTAACAGCCGCTTCGATAGACTCTGGAACAGTAACAGCGAATGAACTTGCAGAAGCTACCGCAGCAGTAACACCAGTTGTGATAGTTGCAGCGTGTTTTTTCATGACGTTGATAAATTTCATAGTATTTACTCTCTTTACTAAGTTAATGATTAACCTCGACCGAGGCCTTTTAAAACACGACCCAAAACATGGCCAGAGACGAAAGCTAATAATAAATAACCGCTAACGTCATCGTATAATTGAGGGTCGATAGTTAACGAACCTAGCGAATTGCTTTGTAATTGTTCCAACTCACTAGGCGTTAATATGACGTAAGTACAATCAAACCCACTTGGGGCAAGCATTAAATAGCCGTTGTATTGTATTACGCAGTTAGACATATCAGCCCGCTACCTATTTCTTTTCCGATTGAGTGACGGGATTATCGAAGAGACTACGAATAACCTTAAAATCACACACCAAATTACGGCGCGGGTCTTCAGGGTCAGGCTCATATTGAAATTCAACCAAAGCAGGACACATAGTCGTTTCAAATTTTGCAAGTAACGCAGGACTTGGAACGAATGGCAGCTTCACAGACTCAATACCAAATGAAATTTGAGCCCCCTTTTCTGTTTGCCAAGGCTTTAAAGCTTTGCCAGCAAATAGAGTGCAAATCTCATACTCCTTGCCTGACTCTTTGCCAGTACCCTTTGAATAAGTACCACCTGTTAAAATATGACGAACTGCCATGCTAATTCTCCATTATCTCTTTAAGAATGTGTTTGTAAGTGTCGGGCAAATCGAGTAAGTCACCGTGTAGATGCTCTGAAACGAGAAGCCCGAAAACCTTATCTAAATCACCGTCCAAATATTTAGCAATGTCCGATAAGGTACGGCCAACCTGACGACGAGCCCAACGAATGCGGCCATGCATATCGAGGGCAATTTGTTTCTTTTTTGTGACCACCTTTACAGGCGAGGACGCAACAATTGAGGCGCTATAAGCGCAGATGCCTGCAAAATAACCACTGATGTTAAGAAGCACATCGAGCGGCATATCTTTGAGTTCGCACTCACTGCGAAACCAGAACATATCAAGACCGAGCTGAGCGGCTTTGTTATAGATACGCCAGTAAATCCGAGACTTGCGATTACCGACTTCAAACGATTCATTGAGCACTTTGCCGGAAGGCTCAGCAAAATAACGCTCACCCGCACTAGGACCGCATCCCCTAACAGAAGTACGGAAAGCGTCATCCGCATAGGCTTTTTTGGCGTACTCACGACCAAACAAACCATGAAAATCATCAACCGCTAAATCAATGCGAGAAAGGCGATTACAATCAAGAAGTTGCAACCACCAATGCAAGCGGAATGCGCTCGTATGCTCAAAAATATGCTTGCACCCTAGCCCTTCGATTTGGAAATAACAGGTACCACGGTTACCACCCAGAGCAACGAACCCCACATGCTTGTTAGAGTGCTTAGTCATTAAGTGGCAAGAATCTTCGTAGCCATACAGACCCTTTTCACGCCAAGGTGACATACGAAGACCAAGGACGTGGAGACAAAAAACTTGCAAGCGTTCCATCATTGAAACGTTCCACTGTTGCTTATAGCGGTCGATTAGCTTTTCTTTTTGCTCAGGTGTTTTAGCCATACGATAGTTAGGCTTGGGAATGGGTGCCCAGATGACAGACGCAAGGTCTGACTTGTGCGCGTGGCGTAGTGATGAATACGGAATAGTCCATGACAAATAGTCAACAAAAACGAAAGGACTCGCTTGTGTGTCGATTTCCATCTCTTCAGGGGTGAATACTTGCTTTTTCATAACCAAATCAACCTAACGCATATTGCATGCGCACATACTAAACATAAATAATGCATGCTGTAAATACGCATACACGCATGCAATAGATGTTTTTGTATTAAAATAAGCGGAAAATCACAAAAAAAAGGGTCATGAAATGGAAAAGCGCGGAGACACAACAGTACGCATAAACGAGCAGAGAAAAATGAGACTTCAAAGAGAAGCGATTAAGATAGGAGGCGCAACAGGCGAGCTACTAAAGATCTCTGATATTGTTAACTATCTAATAGACCAATACACAAGTGATGCTGTAAAGGATCTAATAGACAAAAAAACAGGCTTGAAGCGTTGACCAAATGGCACTGGAGAGAGTTGGAGTAAGACTCGCTAGCGCTCAAACACTGGCGCGCTACGCTTGCGAATACACGGTGAATGCTGATAGTTCAACGCAATTTACCCCCGTAATACTAGACGGGGGTCTAGCCCCGCTTTCTCCTCCCTCCTCCTCCTCAGTCTTCGTCGTCGTGCGTCCGTCAACGCGCGGCGAATCATCGAGAGATTGAAATCTGTAACAACAATCAAAAGAGCTATGCTCGACACTCGCAAAGCTCAAGCGCTGGACGTTCACAGGGTTGCAGTAGCATGAAGCCCCATTGATGTGGTAATGCTCTGCGAGGGATGTTCTAGCAGGATAAGAGGTGGCAGCATGCCGATAAGCATGGGCAGTTAGAAACCGCGCCGATTAAATCTAGAGAACCACTAACCTTAGTCATGCGGCTTGGTGCCTCGTTCGCGCACGCGCTCTCTTATCCCTACGGGGTTAGTATGTCATTTTTTAACATACCTGAGCCAACAAAAGACATAATCATATTTTGAATTTGATGAGTCAAAACTGGAATATGAGCACGCATTATGCGAATTATGTGTACGGGCTTCACTAGCAAACCGATTCTCTTTCCTAGCATGTACGCAGCAAGCTGCGACAATGAGCAAGTCAATAGCCCACTCTTTGCCGCGTTCAGGCCAGAGGCAAACCCTCAACATAATTCACAACCATAATACGCACCTTAGTGTTATTAATTTCAGTAAATAAAATTACCTATGCGTATCTCTTGTCTTCAATCAAATGCTCCTACAATGGTTGCGTGTCCACGTAGGTCTAAATC